TTAAGAAGTCAATAATTGGAATATTTACAAGTGACGAGGTCACAGTTGCTGCGGATATCTTTGCAAAGCATGCGGCGTTTAGTTTAGGAAAGATAGTTGGTTCAGCAGCATCTATAGGCATATCAATTGCGGAGAACATAACTGGTGCAGTAGCGCGTTATTTCGAGGGCAACTCAGAATTCATCAAAGAAAGCATAGCAGGATGGTTCAGGGGAGCTACAAAGCTTGTTGATGTTGCAGGTGATGCGGCCGAACTAATCGCCACAGTAGTGGAATCCATAAAGTCAGAAGGTGCGGTCAAGTTAACATCTGCAATAATAGAAATTTTAGCAAATAGCTGGCTTGCAGTAAAAGAATTGTCCATGAAGATTGGTGCAGATATACTATCTGCAATCGTTGAGCCATTTGCGAAAAATAAGAATCGCATCAAAAAAGTATTCGAGGATATATTTGGAGCGCTTGGTACTGCAGCAGAAAGCATAGCAAAATCAGTGACAGCACTTTGGGAAACAATCCGTAATGTTTACGACGAAAAGATCGGTCCGTTATGGGAATCAGTCGAAAGTGGTCTCACAAAGATAGTGAGTACGCTATTAGACGTGTGGGATAAGTACATTGGCCCGGTTGTATCAAAGATTGGGAACGGTTTTGCAGAGATGTGGACAAACTATGTTTCACCTGCGTTGCAAAGCTTAGCACGTTTACTTGGTGATGTGGCGGATCTAGTAAAAGTAATCTGGGAAGAAATACTTCAACCGATTTTATCGTGGCTGATAGAAGTATTGGGGCCAATTGTTGCCGCACTGATTGACACTGTTTGGAACAACCTAAAAGGGTTCTTTTCCGCTGCCGCACAAATATTCAAAGGATTACTTGACATACTAAGAGGCGTCATAGAATTTTTGACAGGAATTTTTACAGGTGATTGGCAAAAGTGCTTTGATGGAATAAAACTTATTGTTAGTGGTTTCAAGGATGTCATATTGGGAATATTTCTTGCAATTTGGACAAGAATAAAGGAAATATTTATGCCGGTTATAGTTTTCTTCAAAAGCATTTTTTATGCGGCAAGAGATCATATAAACGCAGCGTTTGAAACAATTGGTACCTGGTTTAGTGATAAGTGGACTGCAATCAAAAACGTGTTTGCGATGGTTCCGGAATGGTTTAGAAGTAAATTTTCAGGAGCATATGAGGCGGTAAAAGGTGTCTTTAGTGGAATTGCAGGTTTTTTTGGTGGTATTTGGAGCACAATCAAATCCGTATTTACACATGTTGGGACTATGGTTGGTAACGCAATTGGTGGTGCAGTAAGAGCGGTTATCAATGGAGTACTTTCAACGGTAGAAAACACAATTAATAGAGGAATTGGGCTTTTAAATGGTGCAGTAAGACTGATAAACAAGTTACCGGGCGTCCGCATAGGTGGATTTAGTTATTTGAGCTTGCCAAGACTTGCTCAAGGTGGATATGTCAAAGCAAATACACCACAGCTTGCGATGATCGGCGACAATATGCACTATGGCGAGATTGTGGCACCTGAAAACAAATTGCTCGAAATGGCAAAGCAGGCGGCAGCACTTTCGCAGGGAGGAGACAACCGCGAAGTGGTACAACTGCTTCAGCAACTTCTCAAGGCAGTAATGTCGCTAAACTTAACCCTCGACGGACGAAAGGTGACAAAGGAAATAGTGGAAATGATTAACAGCATCACAGTCAACACGGGCGAATGTCCGCTTATAGTTTAGGAGGGCAGAATGAACGAGATTACAATAAATGGAATAAGGCTCGCATCCCCTGTTGAAATCACTGCGGCAGATGAAATCATATGGTCATCAAGCACGGGTCGTAGTGCAAGTGGAATCATGGCAGGTGATATCATCGCTGCAAAACGAAACATATCAATTAACTGGGGAATACTGACTCAGGCGGAATTAAATCAAATAAAAAACGCGTTATCCGGAACTTTTTATCCATGCGTGATTTTGGGAGAGACACTGACTGTGTATCGTGGCACATTGCAGTATAACTTGCTTGGGACACTAAGCGATGGCGTGACGTATTACAAGAGTGCGTCAGTGTCTTTGATTCAGCAGTAAGGAGCAATTATGATTATCACAAGCGCAGCTTATAAAACAGCGATAGACAGCACAAGCAGGATGTTTGATTGCAAACTAGTCCTTAATGGACAAACTTACACCAAGAAAGATATCGTTAGCTTTACACTTGAAGAGGGGTTAGGTGGAGACAAACAACTCCCTCTTGGTGGAGGCTACATCGCCAGTCTCACTTTAAAAATAAAAAGAATAGTCGAGGGCTTGCAGGAGATGCTGCCGAGCACCTTGGAGATATCAGTAAAAAAAGACGATGGGAGTTACGAGCCGGTTAAACTAGGCTCGTTTTTTGCCGTTGGCATAAAGCTTGACAGGAATTCGATTTATACAGAGATTAAACTCGAAAACGAGTTTTGTAGGCTTAGTGGCAACTATGAATCAACATTGCAAATGCCAACATCGGCACGAGCAATCTTGCAAGAGATTGTACTAGCGACAGGAATTCACACAGTAGATGGATTGACAATCATTGATGATGTCATCAATACCATACCCAAAAAGTGCAGCTACAGAGAAGCGATTGTATATATAGCACAACTCAATGGAGCATTTGCCATTTTTAACCGCGAAGGAAAACTTGATTTTATAAAACTAAGACAAAGCGGCAAACACATCACAAAGGATATGTACAAGCCATCAGGATTGGTAAGAGGAGAGATTATATATCGATTTAGAGGAATTGAAAATAAACTTGAAGAAGAGAAGAAGGTTATCACTGCAGGAAGCATAGATGGAACTGAACTCAAACTTACAAATCCATGGATGACACAATCAATACTAGATCGGGTTTACAATCAATGTCGAGATTTAAACTACTATCCATACACCCTCGAATGGAGAGGCGATCCTGCTCTAGAAGTTGGCGATTGGATAACAGCGGTATGGGGAGAGAACATAGAAATAGATGTTCCAATCGTGTCGCAAACGCTAACATTTGATGGAGGACTAAGTTCTCACTGCAGTGCAGAGGGGAAGACACAATCGCAGTCATCATATCAGTACAAAAGCCCACTGCAGAGGAAAATCGAATATATTGAAGAACTAGCCACATCACAGGGATTGATGTTCATGGACACAGAGGCACCTAAAAATCCAAAGGATGGCGATATTTGGTTTAAACCTGCTGGAGGGTACGTCGAGCTATGGGAACATCAAGGAGGAAAGTGGGTCAAAAAGGCGGACACTGCAGATGTAAAACAAATAGTAAACAAGATTAGCACAGACGAGGTGCTGACTAAAAAGATATCAACAGCAATAGCAAATGTAATCGAACTAAATGCAAAGCACATCACTGCAGGTGATATAGACCTGCAGAGGATAAGAATTGTCGATGGTGGCAAGGAAGTTCTCACAGTAAGAGATGGCAAGCTAGTCATTAACTTTGGTAAGGCACTCACAGATAGTATAGATCAAGAATTAAAGAAGGCAGTCAAGACAGGCGCGAGAAATCTATACATAGAAAAGGCGGCAACAAGAGGAGTGCTAAACGAAGATGGATCGCTAAGTCCATCTGCAGATGCAAACACAATGGTGAGTGACTTCATCGAGGTAAAAGGCACTACTGCGATACAGCAGTGGATTCCAAAGCCTGGACAAGTGCAACAGTTTAACCACTGGTTAAAGATAGCAGTATACGATAAAAACAAGGAATTTTTAAGGTTTGAGAACTTACAAGATGGAACAGACAATGTGGCGGTGCAAACATCAAACCAATTTGAGGCAAAAGAAAACGATGCATATATAAAGACATATAGCACATACATCGAGGGGACAAAGACTAAAGTTGAGCGAGGCACTCTATATACCGATTGGACCCCTGCTCCTGAAGATGTGGAAGGTCAAATAATAAGCAATAGAGAGACGATTATAAAGCAGATGAATAGTCAGCTATTGCAATTACAGACCACTGCAGAGGGTCTTATAGCAGAGGCTATAAAGAGCAGGGTTTCGAACACAGATTTTGGAAACTTTAGAGAGGAAGTACAAAGCAAACTACAAATACAAGCAGACAATCTCACTCTCACATATAACGAGATACAAAGCGGCCTTGAAGCAATTGGCGGCTATATGTCAAATCAACAACTATGGCTCAGGACAAGTGTTAAGGGTCTAGAAATAGGAAAGGTGGATTCGGAAGTAACAACACTATATACAAACGACGCACTGAAGTTCATGTACAAAGGGCAGGTAGTAGCTCAATTTACAAATGACTTTCTTGAAGTACGTAATGTGGCTGTGTCAGGTCAGATGCGATATGGATCGCAATGGGCGACTAGGCTAGGATCCGAAATAAAAAATAAGCAAGGGAAAGTAATCGGCAATGCACTGAACGATGTATGGATAGGAGGATAAAATGGCACACTATTATTTATCAGTAGGTCTACAACAAGAATCTCAAAACATAGCGGGCAACTATTCAAGGGTGACAGTGTCAGTAGTAATTACTGCGAGTCCTGGTGCTTGGGCGCAATGGAACGGTGGATGTAGTGGTACACTAGTCATTAATGGAGAATCACATCCATTCACATCGTCGTATTATATAAACGGATCAAGTCAGGTACTATATGCCACAACAGTTACAGTGCCACACAATAGCGATGGAACAAAGACTGTGAGTGCATATGCAAGCTTTGATGCTAAACCATCATTTGTTGGATGGCTTACAGCTAGTAATGGACTTACGTTGTCAACGATTCCACGCGGGAGCAAGATAAACAGCATTGCAGGGAGCGAATTTGGTGATACATATACAATAAAATGGACCCCAGCGTCGGACACATTCACTCACAGAGTATATTGGCACATCTTAGACGAAAACGAACATCCATGGGTGTTAGTTAATACAGGACTTATCGACAAGTGTTCATTTGAAGTGCCATTAGAACTATGTTCAAAAATTCCGAACGACAGGGAAACTACTCTAACTATAAGCTTAGAGACGTATTCAGGAAAGACAAAGATATGGGATGAAATACGACCATATACGATAAAGGTGCCAAGTAGCGTGGCGCCTGCAATTGAATCAAAAACAATAACAGAGGGGAATTCGTCATTACCTGCAGAATTTGAAGGTTTGTGGGTGCAAGGCATATCAAGACCCAAAATAGAAATCAAAGCAAAGGGAATTTATGGATCAACAATCAAATTTATAAAAACCACATTTGAAGAGGCAAGCTATGATGGGGCAGAAGTAACATTCAATCCAATCAAAGCAGATGGGGAGTTAAAATCAAAAACGATAATCACTGATAGCAGAGGAAGGACAATTGAATACATACACACATACCAAGTTGTTCATTACCACGAGCCTCAAATTAAAAATTTGACATTTACGTTTTGCGATGCAAATGGACAATCTGATCCATCAGGAACATTTATTAAGATAAGCACGAGTGGAAAAATTGCAGATGTAAACAATACAAATTTACGAGTGCTTAATTTAAAATGGCGGAAACAGACAGCACAAAGCTTTGCAAATAAAAGTGTGCAACTGAATTCGTATGAGTTTGATAAAAGCACGATCATAGGTGGTTTTGACCCAACCTTAACATACGAGTTAGTTGCTGAGCTGTTTGACGCACACGCAAAAAGTGAAACATCAATGTTCACGGGTAAAATTGTAATGTCACTATATCCCGGCGGCGGTGGAGTAACATTTTTTGATGAGGCAACTGAAGAGGGGCTCAACTGCAGAGGCATGCGTTACGACCTTGAAGAAGACGAAATAGATCTGCTAAAAATATTTACAAACACACAGCATGGGCTGGTAAGATTGGGAGACGTTTTATTCAAGCTAGGGCTTTGCGTCCCACTACAAAAATATAAAGATGGGCAATTTGATGTGGTCAAGTATTCTGATGGATCGTGTGAGGCATCGTGCCAAATAAAACAAATAACACCTGTAAATATGATACAAGTAAATCCTTATTTATACAGATGGATTGGCAATCTAATGTTGCCAAGTGGATTATTTAAATCGGTGGATAACGTGCAAGTCACAGGGCATTACAACGCAGGAATATTTACATGTGGTGCCATTGCAAAAACAGACAGAGTCCAGATAATACACTTAATGCCAAACAGAGGGGTGTCAGCGAACCAAGTTCCAGAGGAACTCCCTTTTGTAAAAATTCATGGGAGGTATAAATAAATGAAAGCATTAAACATTATAAAAACTGCTAATGGAGGATATTCCTTCACAGCAACACGTGAAGATGGGAACACGGTATTTGGAATATTGACAGAGAAAGACTTGTCAAACATAACGAATATAGTGGACACTTCGAAAAACCTCGATGAGCAGAGGATGGAATCCCTCAATCTCTGCATTAACTCGCTGTTAAAACTTGAAAAAAACAAGAAGGCGATATTGACTTTAGTAGAGAGGTGGCAAGTATGTTCATACTATCCACTAGGACATTATGTGACATATAACGACAAACTGTATCTCTCACGCAAGGCGCACAACTCAACATATGAAAACATCCCGGTCAACGATCGAGAGCTGTGGACTGAAGTGGAACTTGGAAACGCAAGCGACTATGACAAGTGGTATAAGAGTGCAGAGTTTTGGGCGGCAGACAAAACTTATAAAAAAGGCGATATGGTCATCTACTACAACAAGCTATATAGATCGCTAAAAGACAATAATGTCTCAAATCCGGAAAAATCGGATTGGGAACTCATCGAAAAGGACAAGTAAAGGAGACATATATGGAAAGAGAAATTTTGATTGCAGTATTTGCGAGCACCGGGTTTTGGGGCTTGATAACAGTTGTCGTGCAGAGAGTTTTGGAGCGCAAGAGCGACAATGCAATGATGATGAGAGGCTTGGGACACGACAGGATTTGCAGCCTTGGAGAACACTACATCAAGCGTGGATATATCACTCGTGACGAATACGAGAACTTAGTGGATTATCTGTACATCCCATATAAGGGACTAAAAGGCAATGGGACGGCGGAGAAGATCATAAGCGAGGTTAAGAAGCTCCCCCTCACAGATAGCAAAATCAAATAATTGTCAACCAGGTGGCGAGAGCCACCTTTTAATTTATTTTCAGGAGGTAAGCTATGAAAAACAGAAATTGGAAAGATTGGGCGGTGAAGGCAGGAACACGAGCAGTAAAGACAGTGGCGCAGACCGCGATTGCAACGATTGGAACAACAGCGTTGCTAACAGATGTCAATTGGACAGTAGTTGTGAGTGCATCTGCACTAGCAGGACTACTATCACTACTGACAAGCATTGCAGGATTGCCTGAACTAGACGAAAGCAAAGGAGAATAAACGATGAAAAGATTTGGAATAGATATTAGCACATGGCAGAGTGGATTCCCATATTACAGAGCACAGCAGGAGGGAGTCGAGTTTGCAATTTTGAGAGCGGGATATTCAACCGCAAAAGATGCAGCATTCGACACTCACTATGCATCGCTCAAGGCGATTGGAGTTCCCGTGGGAGCATATTGGTACATGTACGCAACAACACCTGCAGAGGCACTTGCAGAAGCAAGAGCATGCCTAAGTGTTATATCAGGGACACAGCTTGAATATCCTGTATATCTCGATCTTGAGGATCCATCACTGAAAGGACTCGGCAGAGACACGCTCGATTTACTCGTAAGGACATTTTGTGACGAAATCGAGAGGAATAGATACTATGTAGGCGTGTACACGAACATAGACTGGTATAACAACTATATCAGTGGGCCTGAACTCAACAAAAAGTACGATTGGTGGATAGCATCGTGGGGGACGCAGGAACCAACAGGTCTTGACTATGGAATGTGGCAGTTTGGCGGGTCAACAAACTTCTTAAGGAGTCCACAGGTGGCAGGAGTCACAACAGATCAGAATTACTGCTATAAGGACTATCCAAACATCATGATAGACCTTGGACTAAATGGATTTAGTCAGGGTGCGCCTGCAGTACCACCTGCAACAGAACCAGCAGTAACACCACCGACAACATCAAGTGACTTATTTTCAGTTGGAGACAAGGTGCAAGTTGTCCAGGCAGTGCAGTATAATGGAGAGCCATTTGTTGCTTACTTCTCAACATATGACGTAATAGAGGTAAATGGCGATCGTATCGTGATTGGGAAGGGGACAGCAGTAACTGCGGCCGTGAGAGCATCATCAATCATAAAGGTTGGAGCAGTAAGCACAAGTTCGATCGCAGTGGGCGACAAGGTAAAAGTATTAAATGCGATACAGTACAATGGACAGCCTTTCACTGCGTACTATGATACATACGATGTCATCGAGGTCAGTGGCAATCGCGTCGTGATTGGCAAAGGATCCATTGTTACCGCTGCGGTAAACAAAGCAAATCTTGTTGCAATATAAGTAAAAGTGGAGAGGGCGTCTGCCCTCTTTTTTTATTAAGAAAAATCAGACAAATAACTTGCGACAGTACACATTGTAGTATATACTGTGTGTATAAAAACAAAGCACGAAAGTTTAAAAAGGAGATTATAAAAATGAAAAAAGGAAAATACACATACGAAGATTTTAAAACAATGGTAAATCTAATGGAACATGAGGGCTATGAGTACAACTATAACAGCAACAATGGAGAACATGATTTCAAAGACGCCTTGGCAGGAGAAATCATAAGCATTAAGGATTACGCAGGGGAAGAGGGCGGAAGTGATTGGGATAGAATATGTAAAGTAATTGCTGAAAATTTTGGCGAGATAATACCAGGAATTCCGATTGTTTAAATATAAGGGTAATGGAAGAGGGCGTTAGCCCTCTTTTTTAGTAAAAAAACAGATAAACAACTTGCAAGCGTACACATTGTAGTATATACTATGTATATATAAATAAAACACGATAATTTGAAAGGAGAAACAAAATGGTAAAAATCACCTTATTCCCAGAAAGTGCAATATACGAAAATGTCAAGGATGCAGCAAACAGCAAAGATGTAAGCGATTTTATAGACACCCTTGTTGAGTATGGCGAAAACATAGATGTTGAGCAGATTAAAAACGAACTTGAAAATTGCGACGACATCGAAGAACTCGATGCAGTTTTTAAAAAGTATTTTAATCGTAGCTGGATTTCTTTAGAAGTTGCACACCTTGACTACGATGAGACGGATGACCTAGAAGATGCTAAGACTAAAATCGAATACAAAGCAAATAACGACGATATTATATATGACTTTGTCGATGCCGAATATAACGAAGCTACAAATACTTGTGATTTAAAATTCTGTGATAAGTTTTTTGGTATAATGGCATATATCCACAATGTGCCAATTCCTGAATGGCTCAAGACTGAAGAAGATGGCAAACTTGTATACATCTTTGACAATGAAGATTGGCAAAGCGACAAGGTTATAGAGTACGCTTTAGGGCATGGAGTGAAAGAGATAGTAAAAGAGATAGAGCGCAGTTAATAGCCGATAGTCGCTTATTTAGAGGGGAAAATGAGTACTGTAGATAGCAATAAAATGAAAGAAATCCGTAAAATGACAGGGTATACACAAGAGCAATTTGCAAAAGCATATGGAATTCCATATAGGACAATCAAAAGCTGGGAATTGGGTGACAGAGTGCCACCATCATATGTTTTGAATTTACTTGAGTATAAAGTAAGCCAGGATTTAAAAAAAGAATAAAAAGGGTAACGCATTGGGTAACACATATTAGGGGGCATTTGGGGGCGTTTAGGACTATATTTTAAATAAAATAAAGCAAAAAATAAAAATAAAAAAAGCCTTGAGAAGTGCTAAAATACAGCATTTTCAAGGCTTTTGCCATATGGTGCGCCATGAGGGACTCGAACCCCCAACCTACTGATTCGTAGTCAGGCACTCTATCCAATTGAGCTAATGGCGCATGTAAGTAATAATGCTTACCTAAAGTATTATATTAAAAATCGGGGGCTTTGTAAAGTAGAATCTTTAGAAGTAAGCTACTGACTACGAATCAGTATTACTGGGTTTCGAAGCATGGGCAAAGAATATCATTTTGTTTGTATCGAATTGTCAAATCAGGTGCAACGATGTTGAATAATAAACCTCATAAAGAGTTAGGTAAGACATTCTTGTACTTTGATTGTAATTTCATAGCAATAAAAAGCGACCCGGTAGCCTGTCAGTGATGTAGATGCAGAGCTTACTAGGTCGCCCTAAATATCTTTTAAGGAGAGCTGGTGACGTCACGAGCACATAATGGCATTGATATGGCGTACCGGCCTAAATATTAATTTGTATAGTTGTCAAAGTAGCCTTGGATGTAGACTACCGGAGTTCCCTTGTCACCTGAGCCTGATGTTAGGTCGCAGAGGCTTCCGAGAAGGTCGGTTAGCTGTCTTGGGGTTGTACCCTGAGTTGCCATTTGGCCTACGAGGTTGTCCGACTTTGATTTAATAGCATCTTTGATAGCTTCCTTGAGCTCATCGCCACTCAAATCCTTGAAATCATTGTCTGCGAGATACTTGAGCTTCAGCTCGTTTGGGGTTCCTTCAAGTCCGCTTGTGTAGCCCGGTGAAACAACCGGATCTGCAAGTTCCCAGATTTTTCCGACCGGATCCTTGAAAGCTCCGTCACCGTAGACCATGACCTCGATGGTCTTGCCTGTGCGTTTCTTTACCTCGGCTTGAATAGCCTCTACAAGCGGCAAGCACTCGCGTGGGAAAAGCTTTATCTGTTCTTCTGTTGACTTGTTTGAGCCGAGAAGACCGTACTTTTCGTTGTAGCCTGAGCCGTCAACCGGTGTATTCATGATATCGTCGAGGCTGCGAACACATTCGGCTCCGCTCTTTAGAAGAAGATTCTTAGTACGCTTGCGAGTGTGAATATCACAGTTGATAACGTATTTGGTGTGGGCTAGAATTGCTGTCGGATTATTTGAAAAGATGATCTCGCACTTCTTACCGCATTCCTCTACGAGCTCCTTGTAGTATGCAACGTAGTCGATACCTGTGAACTCGTGCTTCTGATATCCGAATAGCTCGTGGTACTTAGCCTCTGAGATAGTCTCCTTCCATGGGTTGATATCTGCGTTGTCGAGCTGATCGAGTGTAATCAGGTGGTTTCCGACCTCATCTGATGGAAGTGAAAGCTGAAGAATTACCTTCTCCACATCAGCGCTTGCGATGGCTCTGAGAACTATAGCAAAGCGATTTCTGCTTAGGATAGGAAGGATTACTCCAAGCTCCTTACCGGCAAAGTCCGGATTTAGATCCTTGGCAACCTGATCTATGGTAACATAGTTTCCTTGTGTACGAGCGACAACGCTCTCGGTGATAGCAACGACGTCCTTCTTGCCAATTTCTATGTTTTCTGCTTCAAAAAATCTATCTAATAAATCGGGAATCATCTGGACAAGATTATCGCCAGCTTTAAAAATTGGCGCACGCAATCCTCTTACAACCGTTCCCACTACTTTTTCCATATTATTCTCCTTTAGGTATAAAAGCTTTGTTAAATTTTTTACTAGCTATTAAGATAATATATCAAAATGGGCAAGATGTAAAATAGGAAATTTGTATACAGTTAAATTTTGGGAAATTTAAGATGTGGATTTTTGATTGGTCGAAACGGAATAGTGTCTCTCGCGGATTTCCTTTATGGCCTTGCTGTAGTTTCCTTTTTTTAGGTCATCGAGATACTTGGACAGGAATTCCTCGGTGATGTCTTTTCCGTCCTTGTCCTCAACCT